GAATCATAAGGACCTGCAAATGTAAATTTATCATCGGTTGGTCCTAACATTACATTTCCAAATTGATTATAAACAGCTGCAGTTGCTCTATTGCCAGTTGATAATCCAAGACCACCTTTAGAACCACTACCTCCATCATGACCATAAGCTACACTGAACTGAACTTCTGCGTTTGAATCTGTTGCTGGATCTGTTTTATATACATCATAAAAATAATCACCACTACTACCACTCTGAGTTGAGGAAGTATAAAAAGAGGTTAGTGTAGTTGATCCACCAGACCACATTCCAGAAGAAACAGTCTGTCTTAGATTTTCTACTATATCACCCGATGTTCCATCTTCCTCAAAAGTAAAAGCTTTAAAAATTTCCGCCATTATAAACTCCTATTAAGTTAATGTAGCCTTGACTGTTAATGGTACTGTAAAAGTAGCTCCAGTTTTATTACCAATCACGGTTAATTGAGTTTTAATTACAGATGTAAGTGATCTAGATGTAATATTAACTCTCTGTGCAACAACTGTGATACTCCTCTTCTTCTCTTCTTCACTTAAGAAAATTGGAGTCGTTGCTCCTGCCACATTGACTTCTGCACCTTCACCAACAACCATAGTGGCTGCATCTGAATCATGTAAAATAAATGTATATCCATCAGTTGCATCATCACCATTTCTGGTAGTTGGACTTACTGCCTGAGAAATCCCGGCTCGTTGAAATACATAGGAAGCTACTGCCAATTCAAGTATAGGCATCTTAACTGTATCTTTTGGAAGTGTTACCAATTTATATCTCATAGACTGATTTTCATCTGAAATTGCTTCTAACATAGGCATGTTTTCAATTACAGCCCCATAGTAATTTGTTCCATTTGGATGCGTAGTATCCCACAGTGTATAATCTACTTCATCATCAGATAAAGCAAATTTAGTAATTTTAAATTCATTTTCACCCCTTGCTAATAGTTCCCTGCCCTTCTTTGTAAGAACAGCATCTATTGTAATTGAGGAATTATCAAGAAATCCCATATTATTTTCTCCTGTGATTTGAGCATAATAGATAAACAAGTTAGATAATTTAACTCACTTATAAATATACTCTTTGTTAATTTTTCACACCTTTTAAGTTATTATGCAGCTTTAAGCTTTGATGAACCTCCATCTGCAGTTGTCAATACAGTAGCGTCTCCTATTATTATCTCTACTGGTGATTTTCCATCTGGTGTTGTTTTTTGTGTTTGTAAACATCCATCAAATGCTAAATTTCTTAGTGCCTTAACTTGTTCCCATTTAGTGTCATATTCAGATGCATAATATGACGAAGAATTTGCATTTAAATGTAATTTATCATCTCTATCCCTATAAATGAGATTATCTTTACTGTAAAATTGTGGCGAACCTGATACAGTATAAAAATAAAGTGTAGATTGATTAAAATCCGATGCTCTAGAACTACTAATAAATGGAACTATTGCTTCTGAAAATACATAATTAGGACCTCCTTTATCAACGGAGGCAGTTGCGTAAGCAGTGTGAGAAACACCTAATTTATATAAAGTTGGATCTATAAAAGAACTCTGTGAAATGGCTCCTTGATGATAAGGATATAAACCATCATTTACAGTACTTCCACTCATCACTAATTGTGTTCCATATCTTTTATCTGGTAAAGTCTCATTATCTGTTTCTCTTGTTATTGAAATTGACCCAGAAAAATATTCATTGGAAGCTGAAGGTGGGCCATGAAATACCCTTACCTTTGGTCTTTCAAATATATTCGGTTCTATTACAACCCCAAGAGTAGGTTTAACTCTTGCTGGCAATAAATCTACAAGTTGTTCAAATATAGAAAAGTCATAAAATTTTAATAGTCTAAGATAATCCCAAAAATTGTTTGGACCTGTATATTTCTTCCAATAACTTTCTCTGACATAAGGTAATTCTCTATATTCATATTCATATAAATCTCTTGGATCTCCAATATATTGATTAAAATCTAAGTCTGCAACAGAAAATTGAATATCTTCATTGACCACATCAACTGGTGAAAAATATAATCCAACTTTATTTGAATCATTTGGTGCAAAATCAAACGCACTTACTTCAGCCCGTTTATCAACACTTAACTGACCTCTTTCTAATACATTACTTTCTATTCTTATTTTACTTCCTAATCTTCTACTTGGGCCATTGTTCGGAACAAACATTTGCATTTTATCACTAATACTTGAATAATTAGTTTCGTTTGCAAATCCGAATGCACTGCCAGTTTGTGTAAATGTTTGATTTGCAGAAGTATCTCTTATTTCATTATCAGTAGAATGGTTTTTTGCTTCATTAAATGAATATCTCATAATCAATTCTGTGTAAGAAGCCGAAGGGCTATTTCCATCATATGCTTTTGCTGCTTTCACGTGATTATCAAATCTAGATTCACTTAACGCAGAATTCCATAATCTAAATTCTTGCATAGAACCACTTAAAGGAGCTCCGAAAGTTGTTAAATAATCTACTCCAAATGCTGAACCTGTCCGTCCTCCCAAATAAAGTGCAGAATTTGCTGTGAAAGCTTCATTGTATGACTGACTTGCCGCCTTTATAGATCCAGTCTGTCCTGCTTCTAACATTATAAACATTCCATCTTCTAATGCTAAATTTTCTCCAGCTTCTGTGTCTATATTATCCGTACCCCCCTTAAAAGATTCCGTGGCACTTCCATATAAATTAATTCTTCCAAATCCCTGATCGTACTTCTTTACAAAAAGTTTATATCTAATATCTTGTGATACATGGTCACTATCAAGTGGTGCATCATTAAAAGTATCATCTGCTTTTTCTCTCTTTACCATTATATTCCACCACTCTCCATCATAAACCGGTAATTGTGATGAAGATATTTCTCTAATTCCATCGGAACCTGAAAACATCAACGAAACGTGCCCTCTATTATCAGTAGAATTATTTTCTTTCAATCGAATAACCCAAGCTGTACTGCCGGAAAGTGCCATACCACCCGAACTTTCAGTTCTTACTTCTGATTGAAGTAAAATCTGATTTGAACCTGTTGCAGTCTTAAATCTAAATTCTACTGTATCTGGTTTTCGATCAGTTCTATATGCCCCCCACTGATTATCACTCCAAAGTGTTTTAACATATTGACTTCCCTTAAAATCAATTGCCTTTGAAAATTTTCGTGTAACACCATAAGATAATTTAGAAGTTTGTGTGTCTTGTAAATCTGGTCCACCATATTCTCTTATTCTTAATATAGAAGATGGAATACCATAACAATTTATAAGTGCTCTAAGAGCTTTCTCTGTTCCCTTAGTTTTTATAAAGTAAGGATTATTTTCAACAATTCTTTTCCAAATTTCTCTTGAAATATCTTTTTCTGAAGTTACCGATCTTACACTTGGATCAGAACCTGTTATTTCTTTTCCTAAAACATATCTCGGTAAATTAATAATATCCTTATTTGTCTTTAAAGTTGTTCCAAGTGACTTCCCTACATTATAAACCAAGTCCTTTGAATATCCTCTATTTAACTCTCTCCGTCTATCGTGAATGGAGTCCATATTTTTAACATACATCCAAACATTATCAAAATGTTGTGCCGTCATTTTCATCATTTTCAAAAATGGTTCATTCTCTGTATCATCTGTTATATGATTTGGTAACATATTCATAAAGTTACCATCGTTCTCTATATCATATAATGAAGCAGATTCTATTTGCTTGTCATACCATACACTCGCCTGAGATGAAGTAGTCGCTGCTAACATATAAGGACTTGATTTTGTTCCGGCACCACTTGTTTTAGGCCAAGAAGAATCAAGAGTTAAAATATGTTTTGATCCTGTAGTAAAAGATGAACTCTCAAAATATAAATACCGTTCATAACCATCAAAACTATTAATCATTTGTCTTTTACTTACATTTTGTTTAGATACATCAACTCCAGATCCTGTTATTGTTCCGAAGTGAGTACTTTGACTTGTAGCACTTTCTATTTGTTCTAATTTGTATTTAAAATTCTGAAGTCTTTGTTTTGCTGAACTAAAATTAACAAAGTTTTCATATTTGTCGTATTCAACATTTAATAACGCGGTATTAGCAAAACTACCACTAAGAAGTTCATTCTCTATCTCTTCTCTAATATCATCGTCCGCCGTTACAATATCATCATAAGTTTGAAATGTCGTTTCCCTCTTCCCAACTGGACTATCTATTACGTCCATATTTGGAGATCGTAAAACAAGAGTTCCTACTTCTTGGTCTATAAATGGAATTATAACAACTTCATCTTCATATGGATCTGCCATTTCCTTAACAACATAACAATAATCCTTTTCAGATATTCCTGCTGGTAATGGATCATATAACTTATAAACTATAGAATGTGGATATTCTTCAAAAGTTGTATCATCTCTTTGCCAATTTACAGCTAATGCTAAATTTGGATTATCAAAATGTAATAAAGTTGTAAGGTCTTTTTTAGCCTTTGTTCTATAAGCAGTTTTCCATTTACTAAATTTTTGGTTCTCTGTTAATTCATTCAATCCACTTTGTTCATATGGAATTCCAAGTTCAGTTCTTTTATCATCATAAGAATCTGCAACTCGTATAGTATCTCTGTCTATTACTTCTATTATTTTTGATTCAAATCTAAGTTTCTTTCCATCCTTTACATATGCGTCCCAAATAACAAGTTTTCCCCCAATCATTTTTTTTGTAAACCCCGCATCATCATTTCTTAAATCTGCATCAAGTTTAGTTTTGTCCTTTAAATCAAATTGAATGTCCCCCCACCCTGCAGCCGAAATGGGCGTATATTTTCTATGAGTTTCTGCTAACTCAAAAAATTCTCTTTTATAAGTTTCATCATTGATGATAGTGGGGACTAAACGAACTTCAGTTCTTGAAGAGGAAATTTTATCTATATAATATCTGTTCTCTTTTGAAAATAATTCTTTACCACGATCTGCAGCTGCTTTTTCTCCAGCAAAAGTTCTACCATCTTCATCAACCCAGTTCTTGCCAGAATAAACTTTTCCTTCACCATCCAATAAAACATCTGAATCTGATCCTCCCAGCCGTCTGAAGAAATAATATTTAACTTTATATTTACCACTCCTATAATCAAGACTTCTTAAATCCTTACCTGGTTTTAAAACTATTTCTTTATTTTTAACTTCAAAATCGGATGTAATCCCAGTATTAAGATATGTACCATCCATATCATAGACATTAAATTCTACAAAATCATTTAGGTCTGATCCAAAAGTGGGGAATTCATAGCCAGAAACTCCAGCTTCTCTAACTCCACCAAATCCTAAAAGTTTGCTATCTTTTTCTTTTATTTCTATTGGCATATTTTAACTTACAAGTTCTGTAATTTGTCTTTTTATGATATTATCTACCGAATCTCTTCTATAAATTACTTTTTGATTGGGAGCAGCAACGGTTTGGGTAGGATCTTCAAGTGCTTCCTTTGTATTAACATCTTCATAGGACAACATAGCTCCAAACTCGTCCCTTGTTGTTGGCACTGCATCTGCTGAAGCAAGACTTGCCATCTTTTCTCTTGCCCTAGTAAGCTTACGTTCATATTCTATTTCATCGGCTATATGAAGTTGTTTCCAATATGCATTTTTTTTGAGTTCTTCTAGTGTATACGGCATTTTATCTCACCACTTTAAATTCAAAATCCTCATCAAAATATTGATCTGTTTCGTCTGTAGTTCCACTACCACTTTGTACTCTATATGTAATTTTATAATACCTTTCTGGTTGTAATCCATTCATCCAAAAATTAAAATAATTACCACTTGAATCACAACTAAGTCTTGAACCACTTCCAAATGGAACTATTGTATCTTCTGTTAAAGCGTCTCGTACTGAATAAAAAGAACTTGCACTTGGTAATGCTTTAACAACCAAATTATCTGACGTAGTGGAAAATGTTTTTGTAGGATATCTTTCTCTACCTACTAATCTAAATCTCACTTTAGAATTTTCTTTGTACTCTGGTCTTAAACCTTTCATATAAAGAACCATATCTTCTACGTTTGCTGAAGAAAGAGAAGCTGTTAATGATCCAGTAACCCATTTAGAATCATCCCACATAACTTCAAGTTTCGGGGGATAAACTGTGTGTGTTTCTCTTGAAAAGAATTTAAAATGTCCCAAACGAGTTGAATTTCCTTCTGAAGTTGATGTATCTGTATTTCCAATACTACCACTCCTCTTAACTATAAATCCTTCGTTTGGATAAGCTGAACTTGACTTTATCCAATGGTTTACAATATCAGTAACATCCATTCTCATATCAGTTGTTTCATGGTCAAAGGACTGTGATGCCTGAAATCCACTTCCACTATACCAAGTTCCACCTGTACTGTTAGAACCACTTACCCATTGGTCTCCAGTTGTTTCTCCTGTTCTATATCTCCAACTAACTCCTTCAGTAGTTTTTGGACTATCATAAAACTTACCTTCCCCCATAGTCCAACTCTGACTGACTGGATATGCATATAAAAGATCATTAGCAGTTAATTCAGATGATGCGGCATCATATAAATTCAAATAATATTTTGTTTTATTAACACCTGTAGTGTTTGCTGGAATTGTACTATTCTGAATTGATTCTGAAATTGTAGTCAAGTTAAATTTAATCAAAATACGAGATGCATTTACAATGGTTGCTGTATCATTCATGTGTTTAGAAACTTCAATGATTTCATCAAGACCAGTATTTTGACTCTGTGTTACTGTTCCTTCGTAAAGTGTAGCATCCTTTTGTGCGAATTCAAAATAGTGCATTTACATCACTCCTATTATCTAGGGGTTACATCGGCATCGCCGATTGCTCTTCCCTCTATATCATTATTGGGATATTTAATTTCAAAAATACTCGGGTCCATTGATGGATATATTACTCCATTCTTTGTAGCAGATTCCATATCATACATATTTCCTGAATATCCATCTGCCTTTTTCCATTTGTTTGTTATTATTACAGGCAAACTATTTGGATTATCATCAACTGGTGGAACAATAGAAGCAACTCCTTCTACTTGATAAAGTCTATTTGCTATTTCTGCTACCATTATGGGCTGATTTATTTGCCTCTTTTCAATATCAAAATAGTTCTTTACTTCATTTATACATTTTAATATAACTTCATGCTTATTATATCCTCTCATTACCATAGCAGTAAATTTAACTCCAACATTAATAATCCAAGCATCTTTAATATTAATAGAATCAGTTATCATTCTAAATTGATTTATATAATTTCTAAGATTTTCTTTTACTGCAGTATTTAACCTCGTCAATTTTGTGCTGGAATCATACCCAATTACATACATATTCAAAGCTAATGGATTTGGAATCCTTGTGGTTATTTGACCAAGTGGTTTTCCCATATCTTCTTGCGTAACTGCTCTGTTTTTACCTCCAACATTTACTGTTGAAAATTCTAACTGTTCATCTGGTACAAAATAAACTTTTGCTATATTTCCATACTTCGCTGGTAATGTATAAGCTCTAAGAATATAATCTTCCTTAGTAACTGCTCTACCTTGTGCCTGAAAGTAAGCAAGTGCATTTGTTCTAATTTCTATATTAGTTTCTATTCCTCTACCTCCCGTAGCAGGAATTGGATTAGTTACTCCAATTGAATCTTTAGCAGTTTGAACTTTAGTTGTATCAAGACCATCCGTATCTATATCATAACTTATAGATGTTACATTTACTATATCTCCCTGTGGAACATTATCTACAACGCCGCCACCATAAGAATACTTTACAGTTAAAGTTGTATTGGATGGTGATTGTCCGTAAGCCTCTGTTTTTAAAAAATTGGTTGGATCGAAAAATTCATTCAATTTTGTTGGACTTCCTGGTAGATTAGAACCTACTTCCGTTGGATTTGGAATTATTTCTTCGTCAGCGTTAGCAGATGTGCCTGCTCCAAATCTTAATTCTGTTCTATTATCACCCCTGGTATAAGTTGTAAATCTTCGTGGTGTCTTAACAAGTTTTAAAAGATATGGAACATCACTACCATATTGTGCTAAATCCGTATCTTCTTTTGCAGAATTTTCTACATCTGCATAAATTGTATCTTGTGCTAAAAATGGAACTTCATACCACTTATTATTATCACTATCAGTGACACTTATAACTTCTAAAACATTCTCATTACCAAGAATTATCCTATCATATTGTTCTGCAGATGCAAATACAAATGTTTCACTAGTTACATTTCCACTAACTACTCTCACACTTTTTTGTAACAAGTATGTAGTTGGAAGACCTGCAGCATAATCAAAAATTTCAACTGTCATTGGACTAAAAGAGCCTGAATACTTAAAAGTAATATCTTCAGTTGTTCTAAATGTAACTCCAGTTGATGAACCCTGAACTAACATTCCTTCTGGTATCTTCAACCCATAATCCAAATCTGGTTTAACATTTACTCCTGTTCCAGTAGCTGGAACTGTTTGAAATACATCAATTACCGCTGATGCTGGAGCTGATAATCTTGGTTTATATCCAAGAGATTGAGCGATTTTAAATATAGAAGTTCTTTCTTCGGAATATGCCAACATTGATTCTTTAAATTGATTATCTATATAATATGAAAGAACGTCTCCTACATATGATGCCATTTCAATAAACATCATACCAGGAGATGATTCATTAAAATCATTATATGTATTTGGGAAATATATCTTAGCAAATTCAATCAAATCATTTCTAAATGTTTGAAAATCTTTATTTAAGTATCTTACTTCCTTACTGATATTCTTTGCTGGCATTCAAATTCTCCTAAAATCCTACTGGCAATATAAACGTTAATTCTTCAAGTCGATCTGGCTCAAACGCCAAACCAAATCTTAGTTTAATATGGGCTTCATTCTTTGTTTGAGCATCATATACATCAGGTTCTTGTATTTCTATATTTTGTAGAGTAATATATGGCAACCATTGTTCTATAGCATCTCTAATTGCCATTTCCACTTCATCTATAAAATCATCATCTACTTGTTCAAATAAAAGATGATGTAATCTTGAACCAAATTCTGGTTGATTTACTCTCTCTCCAGGTATAGTCAACAATAAGTTTCTGATGTTATGTCCTGCCTGTTCTAAAGAAGTTTTGGTTTGTTTAAAAAATCCTTTAGAACTATATCCAAGAGGCAAACCAATTCCTATAAAGGTATCGGGATCTAAATCTTTTTCTCTTGCACTCTTAGGCATTGTTTCCTTTTACATTATCCTTTTTATTTATTACTTTCATCAAACCACTATAATCTCGTGTTAATGCATCAACAACTTCTTCTGATACATCATCTACTGATTTTCCCATATCCTTAATGGTTGATACTGCAGCAACTTCTCTTTTTCTTTCATCATTACCACCTACCTCATTTCCATATCCAACAAGTTCTGCCATTCTATCCGATGTAAATGTTCCGCCACCCAACGTTGGATAAGGTTCAGTTCCATCTCCCTGTGGAACTCCACCTTCAGTCTTATTTAATACTTCATTCAAAACTTGATTTCCAGTATAAAATACTTCCTTTTTCTTTTTAGGTTTTGTAACTTTATCACTTTTCTTTAAGGATTTCGTAGGAACAACTTTCTTCAATTCAATAGATTTATCTTCGTTAATAAATATCCTATTTATTTCTTTTTTGATTTCTTTACGAGCTATCTCTGCTATTAACTTAACCAAGTCATTTTTTGTTAATGTGGCCATTTTTTAATCTCCTTTTTATTTCGCTAATTTTTTTAATTTTTTCCCGATGCTTTTTGCCTTTTTCCCCAGTCTTTTGACTCTCCGACCATCTTTTTCAATAAGGTCTACTAATTCGAGTTTCTTTTTTTCCGCTATTCCCATTAACAAGTTTGCTGCCTGGTTTGGAGCTCCAGGTCCATAAAGTGATAACGCTTTTTGAACTAAAATTACTGCGTCCGCGACTTTCTTTGCTATTTCAATCGCTTTTAGTACCGCGTCTACACCTTTAATTGCCTCTGCAAGTGGTTCAACCTGTTTTGCAGTTTCTGAAGCTTCATCTTTTACTATTAACTTCCCTTCATCAGTAAGCTTACCATCATCATCAGCCACCTTTACTATCTCACCTTCATGCTCGATTTCTTTCTCTATC